TCTTTTCTATCTTTGTAACCCTGTTTTTTCTTTTTAACAGAACCACCTTTTTTATACATAGATCCACCCTTCATACCCATATCATCTTTATAGTAGCCAGATGCCATATCTTTTCTTGCTGTAGACATTCCGCCTCCCATTTTTCCTACACGTCCACCAGATTCATATCTGTAGCCGTTTCTTACTCCATTTTTTCTCATTATTTTTTTCCTCCGTTATTCCTAAATATTTGTGTTCCCTTTATTCCGTAAATGCTCGCCACGACAAGGATCCACAAATTTGTAAACCACGACGGCAATGACGCGAAATGGTCAAAGAAAATTTTTACTTTGTCCATAGCAGTCGGATCGTCACTTACGACTGCCCAGGCTAAAATTGCGATTGGCGCCGAGAGGATTAATAAAACCGCCTCGTCTTTCCAATCAGATTGCCTAGCCTCTAACAATTTACCTTGGTAAGCTTCCTTACCTTCAGCCATACGCGAAGCGTGCATAAGTTGTGCTTCACTCATAGCCATTTTCGTTTTCTGCTTGTTAGCGTAAATTTTACTTCCAGCAGAAACGGCTAATTTAATTGCCTGAAACCACATATTAGTACCAAGTAGCTTTTACAGGTTTTTTGTCGGCTCTCATTCTTCTAGTGCCTTTAACATCTACAACCTGTGATTCATTAGGGTCTGTAGCTTGAATTGTAACGCCACCAGTTTGATAACCGTCTTTGCCAACTCCTAATTCTTTTGTAACTTTAGGTTCTTTTGTTTTTTTAATCATAGTTTCTCCTTAATTTAGGTTATATCTACTTTTTTTTAAAATTTCTACCAAAATCGTGAACTTTACTAGCATCAGACATCTGTTGTTTAGCTAATGATACTCCTGCTCTTAAATTTGCTAGGTCTTCGTTCTGTTCTAGCTTAGCTTCTTGGTTTTCTTGGTTCATCATAGCTTTCATTTTGTCTAAATTCAATCTTTCTTGACCTTCTTCTTCTTTTCTTTCATTATCCATTGCTTTTAAATCAACTTCTCTTGATTTTATCTTCAATAATGGGTCACCAGCAAACTCACCAGTAATTTTTTCTTCTTCTTTAGCGTAATCTTCTTGCATTTCAGCAATTAATTGCGCTTTTCTAGCTTCAATAGCGTTTGTTATCTGTTGAACTCGTTGTTGTTGTTGCATCATTTGTGGATTTTGCATCATACCTTGTGCCATAGCAGGATTTTGTGCTCCCATTTGTTGCATTTGTTGTTGAATCATTTGTAATTCTTGTAATTCTTCTACAAATTCTATTTGAACTTGTTCTTGAGCCATTAAACTAATGTGTTCTAGTATATTTTTTTGCATTGTAGCCATAACCATAGGATTATTTTGCACCATATTTAATCTCATAAAGTTTAAGTGAGCATCAATGTGAGCTTTGTGGTCTTGACCAGGAAAAGCTTGAAATGGTTTTTGTGACATTGCTAAAATATGTTCTAATGCAGGGTCCATCGGCATTGGTTGTGCCGGTGGAGGTAATATTGCATTAACATTTTTCACACCCAGCGCATCATACATAGATCTGTACGCTTGGTACATATTATGCATTTGAGGATTTGATTGCGCTAGTTGTAATTGACTTTGTGCAATTGATATTCTTTGTGTTTGCGAAAATATATTTGGATCCGCAATTGGTAGAATATCTATTCTATCATCAAAGTCTTGTACTTTAATTTCTCGTCTTGCTCCTGGAACATCGTAAGGATAAACAGGTGGTAAATAACTTTTAAATACTTCTGCTAATAATTTGAATTCTTGTTTAAGTCCAACATACAATCTTTTGTGAATTGCAGACATTACACGTGAGCCACGTTCAAGAAGTGCAACAGTAGTTCCAACTGCAGCTTGTTGATTCATATCTCCAACTTGCATATCAGAAATTGCTGCAAATCTTTGACCTGCAGAAACCACAACACCCATTAATTGTAATAAAGTTTGATCTGGTCCTTTGAAAGGTAGAGTCATAAACTGATCTTTGATATTTCCACCAGGTGCATCTACATCTCTAAACTCACCAGGCTGTAAAGGTTGTGCATCATCTCTAACTCTAATACCACGAGATTTAAATCCTGCTGGTAGGTTTGCTAAAGTTCCTGCATCTAGTAATTGTCTTAAAGCTGCTGTTGCAGTTCTAGTTAAACCACCAATCATATGAATTAAACCGAAACCATAGAAACCAGTTCCTGGTAAAAATTTAAATTGTACAAAGTAATTTATTTTTTTCTTTAATGGATCTTCGGCTGCATAGTTTCTTCTAATAGATAAAACTTTATGACCTGCTTCAGATAAAGTTACAACGTAAGGTAATTTAATTCCTGTCGGTTCTTCACCTGCATCTAAATCTTCATAGCCTTCTAAATCTAAATTAGTATGAATTTCATAAAGTGTATACTGATCTTCTTGACCATCTTTTTGAATTCCTTCTAGTTCTAATTTTTTATCTTGTAATTGATTTTGTGTAACCGGAGGAGAACCTAATTCTATGTCTCTATAAAATCCTGCAACCTGTTGTTTTCTTAATTCATTCTCTGACATTTTTATAACGTGAATTACTGCCTCTGCATCATCTAAACTGTTTGCAGAATAAGGTACGATTAAATCTTCTGCAGGTACAAATTTAGAAACCGCTCTACCTAAAAGATCGTCATAATAAACTTTCTTAAAGGTAGATCCGGATAGAGGGAGGTAAAATAACATTTGGTCAAACTCTGGTTCATATTCTTTCATCTGATCCATAATTTGATAATTCATAAAATCTTTAACACGTTTACCTTGTTCTTCTTTAGCCACACTTGCATCACCCATAACTTGAGTTCTAACCGGGCCGTCTGATGGTAATAATTCTTTGTAAGCTTGTGCTTGAAATTGTGTAACCGCTTCAGCAAGAACAGGATGGTTTACACCACTAGCTCCTCTAAAAGGTTCTGTTCGTCTTTCATACTTAAATCCTAAAAGATCTAAACCGTTTCTATAAGTTTCTTCCCAATCTCCACGAGATTCTTTGTACTCGTTGTATTGGTCAAATAGTTTTGAACCCAATGGATCTAAAATTTCTTCACCTAAAAATTCTGCTAGGTTTTCAAAATGGTCTTCACCGCCTTCAGGACTTGCAGCTTTAGGATCAAAAGAAACTTCTGCTCCACCTTCTTCAGTCATTTCTATTTCAACAGGTCCACCTTTAGTTTCAACTTCTTCTACGTTTTCTTTGATTGCCTCTTGAATTTCTACTTCACCTGGAACTTCAATGGTTGTTTTTGTATTCGGTAATGGTTTGTCTATTTCAGCCATTTTGTTAATCTATCCTCTTTTGTTAAATGTTTCAATCACTTCTTCTAGAAGTGCTGTGTTCTGTTGTTTTGGTTCTTCTATTGGCATTGGGTTCGCTGCAGCCCATTCTAATATCTCTGCTTGTGTGGCAGGTGTATCATCTGGTTTTACAATTGCACCAATTATTTCGTTGTATTTTAATTCCATTATCTTCTCCTCGTGAACATCGTAGCGAGGCCGCCTTCTGAATATCCGGTTCTTCCTCTACCTGATTTATTAGAAAAACTTTCATTAGTACCTGTAGATTTAGACCCAAAGCCTCCTCCTTTACCATCTGTAAAGCCCATTGCGTCGGCTCTTGCATATACACCTGGGTTTGCTGCTCTTGCTCTGTCTGCTGTTTCTTGTTCTCGTCTTGCTATTTCTTTAGCTACTTCAGCTTTAGCTTGTTCTAATTTTTCTTTTTGAAAGTTAGTTAAATTTTTATAGGTTCTCATTTTTGAAATATAGTTTGCTAGTTGTTGTTCATAATCATTTGTTCCAAAACCTGATACAACATTTTGACCAGACAATACTGAACCTGGTCCATACTTTGCTAAACCAGAATTTGGATCTCGACCAATCATTGCTGCATCTTCAAATTGTAAATTATCAGATGTTCCAAACACTCTTGTTCCTGTTTGCCCTTCAAGAAAGTCCATTTGTTTTTGAAGGTTAGGATTATAGTTCATTGCATTTGGGTTTAATGGATTTCTTTTTTGAGCTAAAGCCATCATTGGAGTAATTGCAAAATTTTTAAATTTAGTTGCACCTTCTGTAATTCCTTCTCCAATTTTAGAACCAGAAAATTTATCTATCATCGAACCTGTAAAATCTTTAACTCCTTCTATAGTTCTTCCCAATGTATTATTATATCCAAATTTTGTTTTAGTTAATGAGTTTAAATCAAAAGGTGTTCCTTTAGGACGATTTAAAGGATCGAGTTCTGTTATTCCTCCACCACCACCACCTCCGTTACCGCTTTGAAAACCTATTGGTTGAATAGTTGTATCTGGTGTATCTGTTGTACCACCCGCTGTATATAAACCTTGAGCTGATAATGCGTTAGCTATTTCTTGATCTGAAAAGTTATAAGCTTTCATCGAATCGTAAATAGATAAAGCTTGTCCGGTTAGCGGATCGCCGCCCATAAATAATCCGACTCGACCGCCTTCTTTAAGACCATATTTATCTTTATAAAAATTTTGTAAATAATAATATAAATCACCTCCTTGATAATTTTGTGATAAATCAGGAGAAAAAGCTCTTCTTTGTGCTTCTATAGATGAGTAAATATCATTAATGTCTGATGGTATATCTTTACCATATTTTAAACCTATATCTGATGTTAAAAATCCTTTAACACCTTTTTCTATATTTCCTAATGCAGTTTCTCCTACAAAGTCTGGATTGTTTGGATCTGCACCTGCAGGAGTTTGTATATCCTTATATCTTTCAAACAAACTTAAAAGATTATTTGAAGTACCTGGACCCGCAACATCTGCCATCGTTGGTCTATCAATTATAGGTGCATCTCCAATTTTACCAATTAAACTTCTAGATCCATCCGTATTAATTCTGTATTTAGAATCACCATCAGTAATAATTGCACCAGCCGATCTTGAATCATATGTTGGGGTTGATGAGTTTATAATACTTTCGTATTGTGCTTTTAAATCATCAGAAATTAATCCTGTACCTCCTTGTACATTTCTACCAATATCTTTTATTCCTTCTAAAATAGGTTGTCCGTCTCTTATAGATTGAACAGCATTGTATGCAGTGCTTCCAATTAAATTTCCAATTCCTCCTAACACAGGATTTCCAGCTCCCATTGTTTGAGCAACATCAAAACCACCTAATCTATTATAATCTGCACTAGAAAGTTGTCCTCTAGTAACAGCATTTTTTAATAATTGATTATTATCAAAATGTCTTTGAGTGTTTAGAAAACCAAGATTCTTAAAAGGATTTTGTCTTCGAGCGTTTTGACCATATTCTCCAATTGCTACAGCTTTTTGTAAATCAGTTCCTGCACCTACTTTGTCTAAAGCATTTGTAAAATCTTGAGTTGTTGCTCTTGCATCATAAGGTGTTCCACCTGTGTTAAAATTTTTTCTTGGTTTCTTTTCTTCGAATAAAACTTCAATGCCTATCGCACCGCCGTCCGCGTATTTCTTTTTATATGCACCTTTTGGAATATAGTCTCTAAAGTCATAACCTTTAGTTTTCGTTACTTCTTCTAATCCACCTTCATATCTGTCATCTATTTCATCAACCATCTTTTTTGTTTCTCTAGCTGGTCCACTCAATCCTATAATAGCAGAAGCTTCTTTCATATCTTTTTGTTTGTTAGAAGAAGATTTTGCAATACCTTTCATAACTTTACCTTGTAAATCTTTTGGAAGTTCTCCTAAATCAACTCCTTCTATATCCACACCTTCTCCAACTAAAATTTCTTTAATTTTTTCTTCTACTCCACTACCTGTACTAACCTCTTCTGTTTCTTCAACTTCTTCTACATCTTCACTAGATTTATTTTTCAAAGCATTT